GGCAGCATTGCGCCCGTGGTGGACGAACTCGCCAAGTACCGCGAGGCGTACGACAAGTTCATGCGCGAGTTTGCCACGCCTGATGAACGGTTCAAAGAAGTCAAAGAACAATGGCGCGAAGCGCTAGGCCCCTTGTTTGGCGACAACGAACTCCAACGCTTGCGCGAACGCTACCTGCCAAAGCCGCAGACCACGCAGACCAACGAGTTGCAAAATGTGATCCAGCGCCTTGAAGAGCAGCGCGCCACACTGGGCATGACGACTGAAGCCGCAGAGCGCTACCGCATCGAGCAGACCAAAGGGCAGAAGACGCATCGCACGCGCGCCCTGGCCTTGTACGATGAAATCCAGGCTTGGAAAGAAACCGAAGATGCCACCAGGAAAGCGGCTGAATCGGCGCGCTACTTCGCTGCCATCGAGCGCGAGATAGACCTGTACCGACAAGAGCGCGACGTTGAAATTGCAGGCATCGGCATGTCTGATCGCCAACGTGAGTTGAGGGAGCAAGAGCTTGCGATCCGGCAACAGTACGCCGAGCGCCGCCGACAGTTGGAAGAGGCGCAGCAGGTCGAATCGACGCGCTTGGCCGAGGCGGCCTACCAGGCGCGCATCCAAGCGTTGCGATCAGCCGAGGATCAGCAGGTAAAAATCTTGCTCGAATCAGCCGAGCGCAAGCAGCTTGCGGAACAATCGTGGTTGTCGGGTCTCATGCGCGGCCTGGGCAACTACGCCGACGCGGCCAAGGGTATGGCGGCATCCGTCGAAAGGTCGGTAACGGACGCCTTTGAAGGCATGGCCGATGCTTTGACCAAATTCGTCACCACCGGAAAGATGGATTTCAAGAGCCTGGCCGACAGCATCATCCAGGACATGATGCGCATCGCTGTTCAGCAGTCCATTACCGGTCCGCTGGCGCGCGCGTTCGGCAGTGTGATCGGCAGCGTCTTCGGGGCGGGAACGTCTGGCATGTCGCAAGTCGGTAGCCTGGGCAGTGGTGCGGGCAGCATGTCCGCAGCGTCATGGATGCCGTCAAAGTGGTCATCGGGTGGTTACACGGGCGATGGTGGGAAGTTTCAGCCTGCCGGTATCGTCCACCGCGGCGAAGGCGTGCTGAATCAGGACGAAATCCGCGCGCTGGGTGGCGAGGCGGGTTTTAACGCGCTGCGCCGGGCGATTCGTGGTCCTGGACATGCGGCGGGCGGCATGGCCGGACGTTCGGTTTTGCCGGTATCGTCCAGTGCCAGTCCACCGCAGATCACCATTAATGTCCATGGCGCGCCAGGCCAGCCGGAAGTATCTGCACGCCGCGATCAACAAGGCAACCTGAACATCGACATGCTTTTTAAACAGCTTGTCGGCACGATCGCGGGCGACATTCAAGCTGGACAGGGGCCGGTGACCCGTGTCGTTGAGCGCAGGTACGGACTGACACCGATAATGGGGTGAGATATGGCAATTCCTTTGTGGCCGGTGGATTTGCCGCCGTGCCCGATCCTTGATGGCTTCGAGCGCCAGCCGAAAGCGCCGTTCGAGCGGACCGAGATGGACAGCGGCCTAGCTCGCCATCGGCGTCGGTTCCGGGTATTCCCGATCACGCTGCCGATCCGGTTCGTGCTGAGTCGCGCACAGTACGACGTGTATACCGCGTTTTGCGTAGACACCCTCAACGGCTACGCCGATTGGTTCATGCTCAGGATCGACGGATCGGGCGGCATGGCGCTCAGGCGCGTGCGCTGGTTAAAACCTATCCCGACCGAGACCCGGATCGGTACCGACCATTGGCGCATCACAGGCCAGATTGAAACGCTGAACAACTTCTAACGAGTATCGATATGTCTTTAGAGCAAGCTTTGAAAGAAGCCTACGCCAGCGCGCCGACCGACCGCGTGATCTTCGACACGCTGGAAGTGCGCCATTCAGCGTTTCGCGACGACGCAGGTCAACCGACGGCGATTCGCGTGGTCATCGGTTATGAGGACATCTCGGCATGTCTGGAAGGCGACGCGCCACTGAATCCGGGCGAGTACGTCGATTTCATCGCTGGCGCATTCCGGTTCAGGCTGCCGGGTTTCGAGGAAGGGCAAGTGCCGCAATTGCAAATCACCATCGACGGGGTGAGCCGTGAGGTTGTGGGCCACATCGAATCTGCGATCAATGAACCCGAGCCGATCTCCATCACGTATAGGCCTTATCTTTCAACAGACTTGAGTAAGCCCCAGATGATTCCTCCCGTCACGATGGAGCTAACCAAGGTGACGGTGACGGGAGTTTCCGTGTCGGGCACGGCGTCGCTCTCTGACGTACACAACTGGCTTTTTCCATTCGAGAAATACCTGCCGTCGCGTTTTCCGGGATTGGTGCGATGAATGCCGCCGACGTGAACCGCTACATCGGCTTGCCTTGGAGGCTCGGTGCGCGCGGTCCTGACGCCTACGACTGTTGGGGGCTGCTGCGGCACTGTCGCGCCGTCTACTTCGCGGATAGCATTCCTGATGTTGAATTCGGCGACCCGGCGCGCGCGCTGTACGCGCACAAGATGCGCAGCGGCCAGTGGCGAATTGTGTCTGCGCCCGAGCATGGCGACGGCGTGTTACTGCGCGACGGCAAGGAACCTCACGTCGGGCTGTACCTGGATCTGGATGGCGGCGGTGTGCTGCACGCGCTCGAAGGTCGTGGCGTGGTGTTTACTGCGCTCGCTGCGCTTAAACCTCTCGGCTTTGGCCAACCTACGTTTTACCGAGTTGCGCAGAAAGCCCCGTCTACGCTCGCGGTAGGGGGAAACAATCGTGCCTGACATCACAATCTGTAAAAACCCGTTTCGCCCGCAATTGGATCGGGTAGAGGTTGCCGCGCGCACGGGCGTGCGCCTGGACACGGTGCTGCGCCGCGAAGGGCTAATCGCTGGTCGCGGCCGTCACCTGGTGCGCCGCCATACGTTCGTCGTCCAGATCAACGGCCAATGGTTACTACAGACGCAGTGGGTGCGTCGGCTGCGCGCCGATGATGTTGTGCTGGTGGTCTTGCTGCCCGCTGGCGGCGGCGGTGGAGGATCGAACCCGCTTCAAGTCGTCGCCATGGTCGTTCTAGCGGTCGTGACTGCCGGGGCGGGCGCTTGGGCAGCCGGGGCGTATGCGGCTGCGGCAGGTGTCGCGGCGACCTCCACTGGTGCGCTGATGGTTGGCGCGGCCGTTTCGGCGGCGGTGGCTATTGGCGGCGGCATGCTTTTGTCCGCACTCTTTCCGCCAGCCAAACCGCCCAGAACCATGGCACGCGAACAGGCCAGTCCTACGTACACCATCGGCGCGCAGGGCAACACGGCTCGCCTGATGGAGTCCATCCCGGTCCAGTACGGGCGCTACCGTGTCTATCCCGACTTTGCCGCGCAGCCGTATACGGAGCTCGACGGCAATCAGACCTACCTGTACCAACTGTTCTGCTTGGGCCAGGGTGAGTACGACATCGAGGAAATCCGGATCGAAGATACACCCATCGGCAGTTTCGAGGAAGTCGAATATGAGGTAGTGCGCCCCGGCGGGCTCGTCAAGCTGTTCCCGGACAACGTCGCAACTTCCACCGCGGTTCAGGGTATTGAACTCAAAGGTCCAAACGAAGGAGGGCATGCAGAGATCGGACCTTTCGTGGCGAACCCGGCGGGCACGCTAACGAACCGGATTGCGGTGGACATCATATTGCCGATGGGTCTTTTCTATGCGAACGATAAAGGCGGACTGAATTCGATCACCGTGGCATGGAGAGTCCAAGCGCAAAAGATCGACGACCAGGGCAACGCGCTGGGCGTGCCCTTCACACTGGGTACCGAGACTTACAGCGCGGCGACGAACACGCCGCAGATGAGGACTTACCGATACGACGTGCCGCAAGGGCGGTACCGAGTCAGCGTGATCCGTACGTCCAACAAGGACACATCAAACCGAGCTGGTAACACGCTGCAATGGGGCGGGCTGCGCGCTTATCTTCCCCCACAGCAGTCCTACGGCGACGTGACGCTGTTGGCCGTGATCATGCGCGCGACGAACAATCTTAACCAGACCACCGCCCGGCGCATCAACGTGATCGCCACGCGCAAGCTACGCACTTGGAACCCGGTAGACGGATGGTCGGCGCACGTGACGGCCACGCGCAACCCTGCTTGGGCGCTGGCCGATGTTTGCACGAATAAGCAATATGGCCGTGGCTTGCCAGACAGCCGGATCAATCTTCACGGGCTGCACCGTCTGGCGCAAATCTGGGAGGCGCGCAGCGATCACTACGATGGCGTGTTCGACACGGCAACCACGCTGTGGGATGCGCTCACGCGCATTGCCCGCGTCGGGCGTGCCATGCCGATGTACTACGCGGGCGTGCTCGACGTGATCCGTAACGAGCCGAAGTCGATCAAGACGCAGATGTACACGCCAGCGAACATCGTCACTTCGACGTTCTCGGTGGACTATGCCTTTCCCCAACACGACAGCCCCGATCACATCGTTGTCGAGATCATCAACGAAGATACCTGGCAAGCCGACGAGGTGGTGTGCGCGTTGCCCGGCAGTCAGAGGATGCGTCCGTACAGGCTGCAACTGCCAGGCGTGACGACTCGGGCGCAAGCCTGGCGCGAGGGCATGTCGCTGGCAGCCCAGAACCGCGATCAACGGCGCTTCGTCTCGTTTGAAACCGAGATGGAAGGACTGATTCCGCGCTACGCGGATTTGGTCGAGATCAGCCACGACGTACCCCAATGGGGGCTGACCGGTTTCATCGAAGCGTACAACCCGACCACGAAAACGCTGACAAGTTCGGAACCGCTGCAATGGTGGCCGGGAGAAAACCACTACATTAATTTGCGTCGGCGCGACGGCGCGCCCGATGGTCCGTACCGGGTCGTGGCGGGCGGGCATGAGCGGGAAATGGTGATCGCCGATCCCATCGACGGCCACAGCATCTATGTTTCAGACGGCCAGGGTGAGGAGTTCACGCACTATCAATTCGGCCCCGGCGAGCGGCGCTCGCTGCTCGCGCAGGTCATATCGGCGCTGCCTGACGAAAGCGGTCGCGTGACGCTTGAGTTTGTCAACTACGCGCCCTCGGTGCATACGGCAGAGGACGGCGGTGCGGTACCACCTGCGCCCCCAGCATCATTGTTGCCAACAAACCCGAATGCGCCCGTCGTGGATTCGGTAACGGTGTATGCCGCGGCGGTTCCCGGCCAGCAGGTCGTGTCCGCCACGCCCGCACGCGGCGCTGAACGCTACGAGTTCCGAGCAAGCGAGGATAGCGGCGCGACATGGGTCGATCTGGGCGTACACCTTTCGCCGACCCTCACCGCCACATTGCCCGCAGGGGTGTGGCGCGTACAGGCTCGGGGGCTGGGAGCCATGCCGGGTCCGTGGGCAACGTGGGAGGGTAATGTCGCCGCGACCATGGCTCCGCCGCCAGCGCTGGTAGCACTGACAGCGACGCCTAAGATCATGGCGATTCAATGGGACTGGACGTTACCGTCGGAGCCGTGGCTGCGCTCTGTCGAGATATGGCAGTCTGCGACACCGCACTTCGGCGATGCCACGTTGTTGGGCGAATTCCGCACATCACAGTTGTCACACACACAATATGGGCTGGCGTACGGACAGGAGTTGTGGACGTGGGCGCGCATCCGCGACGAGGCGGATCAGCCGGGTCCATGGTTTCCGAGTAGTACTGGCGCTGGCGTCTACGGGCATCCGAATCAGAATGTCAAGGACTTGCTCGACAACCTGCAAGGCCAGATCGGCGAGGGCGAGCTTGCTCTTGAGCTTATAGAAAGTATCGAAAGCGCACGTGTCGCAGGAGATGCGGCCAATGCGATGCAGATTGACACGCTGGTTGAAAATCTGGGCGATACGAATGGCAGATCGAGCAAAGCGCACGCGTCGCAGGAGATGCAGCCAATGCGTCGCAGATCAACACACTGGTTGCAAATCTGGGCAATACGAATGCAGCGCTGCAGACCGAGCAAAGTGCACGTGTCGCTGGCGATGCGGCCAATGCGACGCAGATCAACACACTGGTTGCGAATCTAGGCGATACGAATGCAGCAGTGCAGACGTCGGCAACGGCGCTGAATACGCTGCAAGGGAATCTGTCAGCGACATGGGGCGTGAAAACGCAGGCGCAGGCCAACGGGCGCGTCACCATGACCGGGATGTCGATGGGCGCAGCCATCGGCGAAGACGGACAGCACCGCTCTGAAATCTTGATGATGGCAGACACCATCGCGTTCTTGAATGCGCCGAATGGGCAATTACACACACCGTTTGTATTTGATGTGGCGAACGACACGGCGATATTGAATAGCGCCATGATTGGCAATGCATCTATCACCACGGCCAAGATCGAGAACGGAAACATTACCAGCGCAAAAATAGCCGATGCTGCAATCACGGCAGCCAAAATAGATGACGCAGCAATCACCACTGCGAAAATCGGCGTGGCAGAAATTGACACGCTGCGATTGAAAAATAATTCAGTGACGATTATGGCATCGGCAACCCTTGACCAAGTATCAGTGGGCGCCGGTAGTCCGGCTACGCTGTACGCATCTGTGTATATGGGCCAACCGGGGGATGCAGTGGTTCTTGCGGTGCTTGGGGAACCTTATACATATTCTAGTTCTGTTACTAGTGCACAGCTTCCTTATGCAAACATGTATGTAAACGGCCAAAAATTTGGAAAAACCGATATGGCTAGTATATACACGCAAGTCGGCTATGTTGGCGTTTATCAGTCCCCGACCTACGGAAGAGTTGTGCTTTCATCCGCGTTCGCATTCAAAGTTGCATTGTCCAGTGGTTTAAACAACATCCAAATGCAGTGGATTAATCCTACTGGGCCTAATAAAATCGTTCGGAAGACTGATCTTCTAGTGCTCGCCGCTATGCGATAAAGGAGAATGGTTTGAAAGTTTCATTCTACGACAGCACGGGTCGGTTCACGCAAACGCTTGAGGGCGATGTCGATCTTGTCATTAACCCCACGGCGCAGGTGATCGGCTTGCCGTATGCCGAAGGCGATTACGGCACGGGTCACTGGTTTCACGACGGCGCGCCGCAACCGCGCCCAGCGTGCACGGCAATACTGGATGGCGCAACGCTATACAACGTCCCTGCCGACAGCGTAATCATCATCAATGACCAAACCTACGAATGTGAGGAAGGCGGAATCGTAGACCTGGAGTTCGACCAGCCCGGGACATACCGCATTCGCGTCACCTGCTGGCCGTATCTCGATGGGGAGTTTGAGTATGAAAATCCGGCACAGTGAGCCGTACGCACCGTTGCGCAGACAGGCATACCCAAGCGTCGGCGAACAGTTAGACGCCATATTCAAAATGGCGCAAGCCCTACAGCAACAAGGCATTGCACTACCGGATGAGACGCAAGCGTGGATCGCAAAGTGCCAGGCGGTCAAGCAGCGCTACGCCAAACAAGCACCAATTCCACGCGACCGGCTTAGATAGCCGGTTTTTTTTATTCAACTCGAAATCATGGATTTACCGAATTGGAGGTAGCCATGACCCAAAGGATGCACATGAACCCCGACATCACAACACAGGCAGCCAAGTCCGCTCCGCCCGTTTTGGTGTCTCTGATTGCCTTTATTGCTGAATTGAGCCTGAACAACATTATCGGCGCGGTCACGCTGCTGTACCTGCTGCTGCAAGTCGGATACTTGCTCTGGAAATGGGGTAATGAGCGCAAAGACCGACAACTCGCCCGCCTAAAGCGAAGGAGCGCATCACTATGAAAAAGACCCCGCGCGGTATCCGCAACCACAACCCCGGCAATATCCGCTGGGGCGATCCCTGGCAGGGACTTGTCGCCAAAGCCAAGCGCACCGATACGGCATTTTGCCAATTTACCAATGCGGCCTACGGTATCCGGGCGCTGGCGCGTACATTGATCACGTATCAGGACAAGTACGGCATACGCACAATACGGGACATCATCACACGTTGGGCACCGTCGGCAGAAAACAACACGCAAGCGTACATCCATGCGACGGCAAAACACGCCAGCTTTGCGCCCGACATGATGCTTAACCTGCATGACTACGAGCAATTGCGCGCGGTTGTAGAGGCCATCATCCGCCACGAAAACGGCAAAGGTCCGCTCGCCACGGCCAACACCTGGTACGACCAGACAACCATCAACAAGGGTCTGGCGCTGGCCGGGATCGAGCCCGCCACGCCCACGGCAGCCCGCATACCCGTCACCAAAGAGACCATCGGCGCAACTGCCACGGGCGGCGCTGGCGTGGCGCAGATTGTGGACGCGCTCACCAGCGTCCCCGTAGACACGCTGGCGCAGGCCAACGAGCATTTATCCAGCGGCTCCACAATCAGGCTGGGCATCGGCGTAGCCCTGATTGCCGT